CCATCCTGATTGTCTTTTTGCACAAAAGAAGGCCCTTTCGGAACCTTCTTTGCTCTCTCGATGGAGTATCCAAATAATTGAGACATTTTATAGTATCGAAGATTAGTCCGATACTATTTATCAGTCTAATTATTAGGTAGTAGTTGTGTCTGGATCGATTTCAACATCAGTCTCACCCGCTTCTGGTTTCCAGTATTGGACTTGAAGCTCTACGGTGAATTCCTCAATTGCATCATTCGATCCAAAATCTAGATCGATTGATGATACGTTTGAAGGCCAGCAGTCATAGAACTTGTATGATCTTACTGCGTTTCCTCTTCTATCTAGTTGAGTAACTTTCATATCCTTCATATATCTGAGATAATCTGTTCCAGCTGCATCAGCAGCGGTTCCGTAATCAATCTCAGTTGCGTTCTCATCATAAAGTTGAATTGCTTCCATCCACTTTTCAAACCAAGAACGTAGTCTGTAAGTGGTGTCGTTGTGGATGGTAATTGTCCAAGGTTCAAAGGTGCGATCACCTGCGATCTTGAGCATTCTTCCACGGAATGGAACTTCAATAACTCCTACAGTTGAAGCAGGAATTTGAGCTGCCTTAACTTGGAAACCACCAAGAACTCTCATGCTATTTACAGGATCTCCAGTTGCACCAGATCCAGTTGCTCCAGCAGCTGCTGTAATTAAATCAGTTACTGCTTCTGGAAAATCAATATCAACTTGGAATAGATTAGGTCTTGCGTAATCTACGTTTGAGTTTGCCTTGAAAGAGGTAATTCTACCTCTGATATTTTGTGTTGCCATTTGGGTTAGCCTCCTCTGTTATTTTTAAATATCAAATTACGATGCGACTTCTTCAAATGCAACACCAGTTCTGGTTGCGATGAAGGAGATGGTGATGAAGTTAATCGTTCTAGTTGGTTTGATATAAATCTCAGCATAGAACTCTCCTCTATCGACCGTTTCAGGAGTATTGTTTGAACTATCACACTTAACTAAGAAATCAGTAACACCTCTTCTACCTTGAATATTTCTTAGGTATGGTTCAACAAAGTTTCTAAATTGTGATCTACTCGTCTCATCATTTTGAGCAAATAGTAGAGCTTTTGCAGATCTTCCGATTACTTTTTCAATTGTGAGGAATAGGCGACGAACATTAATTCTATCAAATGCAGAAGCATATCCTAGAGCAGTTTTATCACCAAATAAGATGATACCTTGACCAGGGAAAGATACAATTGGGTTTACTCTTTCTGTATATAGTTCATCTCTTTGTGCTTTATTTGGTGAATATGCAAGTTTAATTGCATTTCTTAAAACACCTCTTTGGAATCCAGCAGGTGAGAACCAAGCATCAGCATTTCTAGCAGTTGTGAGGCAAAGACCTGCCATATCTCCGTTGCAAGGAATATAACGATAAACATCGTTGTAAGCATCATAGATGTACTTATAACCACTATCAAATGCCATGTAGGAACTTGATGGGAACTTGGAGAAATAATTAGTTAAGTTTTGGGTGATAGTTGATGAATCCGAAACACCAATAACATCAGATCTCTTTGGAGAAACAAAAGTCATACAATCTTTTCTTGCTTCAATTACGTTGAGGATTGCATTAACCTTTGCAAGTGCTTGAAGATCATCAGAACCCATAGCACCAGGAATAATGAAATCCACATCTTCTGCTTCTGGATCTGCAAGTAGATTTAAAGCCGTTTGATAATCAAGAGCACTCCAAGAATACTCATCATCTCCACTTGCTAAAACATATTGAATGGTTGAAGAACCATCTAGACCAAGTAGATGATCTCCTGTAACTGGATCAGTTACATCATATGTGCTGGACTTATAAAGAGTAAAACCAGAATTAGTTGCAGTATCTCCTGGAGTATCTGTATTATCACCGAAGCTCCAAACATCGCTATCGTTATGATCACCAAAATAAACATAATTTGATTTTAGTTTAATAACTTCTGGAAGATAATTAACTTCTCCGTTTGGCGTTTTGGCGTCAGAAGCTTTTGAAAGACCAACAAATTTTTCCAAAATTGTATTTGGAGTTCCTGTAATAGTTCCTTGTGTATCAACTACTATAACATGAACTTCATCTTTATAACCATTTTTAGCAGCAACTGTTGGAGAAGTTCCAGGACGAACGCCAATAGAAGACCATCTTAAACCTTTAAATACTTCTCTTGATAGATATTCTTTTGCTACTGAACCAATATTTACTGTGTTTGAATTGTCATCGGTGATATCATTACCAGCTGAAAAATCAACAGCATTTTTATTAGTTACAGATAGAAGTCTTCTTGTTACTGTAGAAACAGTTGCACTTACTCCAGTTTGAGTAAAGGTATCAGAAGCAACTAGAACGCCAGAATAATCCGAATCTAATTGAATTTCTACTGTTGTACTTGCTTTATCATATGCAAGAACTGTTGCACCATCACCACCAATTGTGCAAGCGCCAGCCACTGGAGTTCCAACAACATTAGAAAGTTTAACAAACAGAGAATACTTGTAAACTCTACCAGCAGCACCGCCAGCAGCTGCAGTAATTGAATCTCCAACTACAAACTGCCATTCATCTCCAGATGCAGGGGCATCTAGTGTTAAAATTTGATCTGCACCAGCATCTGTTACATATACTCTAACTCCGTTTGCCCATGTTCCTGGAGTCTTTCCAGCAAAATACCAAGTTTGACCTGTGGCATGATTCGTTTCAAAATCTTGAAGATTGTCAATTTTAACTCCAGAACCATTTGAAGTTGCATTTAGTAGATCTGAACCATCAGTTCTAATGACCTTCATAGAACCGCCATAAAGAATATATTGGGCAGCAGCAAACCAAGTTTCATAATTATTATCGTTTGGTTTTCCAAAAACTTGCTTTAATTGCTCTTCTGTGTTAATAATTCTAATTTCATTAACAGGACCGCGCTCGAACGATCCTACGATAGCACCGTAAGCTGGATTGCTTACTGTAGTTACTGTGGAGTTATCGATTTCTCTAATAACTACACCTGGCGAAAGTTGACTTAATGGCATGTCATTTCTCCTGGAAGATTTTCTAGGTAATTCTAGAAATATTTATGAAAAAGATTATTTCAAATGGGGAAATGATGCATGAACACATTACCAGTCAGGATATTCCCACTTGTCTAAAATTTTATTAACCATTCTACTTATACAAATTCTTTTGATTGTGCAATCTTTACATTCATACGAATATGCTGAAGGGAAGTGTCCTCTATCTTTACGAGTCAAATAGAAATCTTCTAATAAATTTTTAGTTTGACCGCACGACCTACACTGACGATCGACAAATAAAAGGTGTTCCAAGTTGATCTGTTTATCTAGATCCATTATCGATACTCCCACATAAATGCTCGATCTCCATATTCATCTAAATGCCAACGATCTCCATCAACATCAACAAAACTATCATCCTCCATCCCATCTGTTATAAAACCAAAAGGAGCCATATCTGCTTCAATTGCTTCTCTTTGGTCATCGTAAATTCTTTGACGAACATCATTATTTGTCATTTCCCTAAAGTAGGGTTGCATCGCTAACCAAGAGAAAATAACCAAAGACATAGCAAGGTCATCATTACAACCTTCTTCTGCCTCGAATGAGTTGCCTTTCTGAATGAATGTTGTTAGTTCGCTGATAATATCATAATCTTTGACAAGTAACTTGTCTTCTTCAATCATCGCTTTCAAATTAGAGCATCCAACCTTCTTTACTGCAGAAGTCATACGAACACCGAGAGATGCCTTCTTACCGCTGAATCCAGATCCAACAATCTGTCCAGCACGACCTCTCATAGCACACATTAGGAGATTATCGTACTCCAAATCATATTGCATAATATCAGCAACTTGAGCACCAATATCATTTACCTCAATCAGTACATATGCTTTGTTGTAATTCTTCGCTACATCATGTATAATATTTGGAAGAAGGATTGGTTTAATATCATTATTTTTGTACTTACCGACAATATTATATGGAATTGTTGTGATATCAACAATAATAAATGCCGAGTAGTCTTGACTCGTTCCTCTAGAAGTATCGACTGTTAAAATATATTGATGATCTGGTTTTGCCTCTTCGTAAATATCCAATCCTTTGTTTGATGTGATTGGATCTTCATAAACCATGTTTCTGAGTTTTGCTGGGTTGATTAGAGTATCAACCGATCCCAGGAACTCACATTCAAATTCCTGAGTAAACTGTCTTTGGGAAGTATTAGCAATCGTTTCTTCTTTCCACTTTGCATCTCTACCAGGAACTTGAGACCAGTGAACTTCAAGTGGAATATAACTGTTCTTGTGACGTTCAGCATCATGCCAAAGTTTATAGAACATGTTCATCCCGTTTGGTGTGGAGATGATAATAACTTTCGTTGATTTACCAGACGAAATGGTAGGATACACAGAGGAGAAAAACTGCTCTGCAATATTGTTCGGAATGAATGCAAATTCGTCCAGGAAGATGATATTGAATGAGTTTCCTCGGACTGC